AAATTAAAGCCAGCCAGGACAGGAATATAAACCCTAAACAAAAAGGAAAGCTTATGAAAAGGAACAAATTCAATCTATCGCATTACAAATTGCTCACTGGATCCATGGGAACGCTTATACCCATCGCTTGGTATGAGGCCCTACCCGGAGATACCATTCAGCACTCAACGTCTCTTATGTGCCGAATGGCGCCCCTTGTCGCCCCTATTATGCATCCAGTACGAATTAGGATTCATCACTTCTTCGTACCGAATCGCCTTATCTGGGATGATTGGGAAGACTTTATAACCGGCGGTGACGATGGCCTGGACGCCTCAGTTCACCCCTATATGTCCACAGATGATCTCGCATCAGATACCGTACTTGAGAGCACATTACTTGATTATCTTGGTATATTACCTGCTGACTGGACGGGAGATACCAGAACATTTTCAGCTTTACCTTGCAGAGCTTATCACATGATCTTTAACGAATATTATAGAGATCAAGACCTCAGAGTTAAACAAGGGCCCGCTACAACATCGGGCCTCGATGATATGACAAGCACACTTACCGGCTGTTTGAAAGTCTCCTGGGAAAAAGATTACCAAACTACCGCCAGGGCCTGGACACAAAAAGGTACAGAAGTTACTATTCCCGTAGAAGGTGACGGATCACCACAATTCCAGCTTGATGCCGGTAATGTTACGCTCGGCGCAGCAGGTGCCTCCACAGACGTTATTTGGTCTTCTGGTGGAACGGACGCCTCGGCAGATTGGGGCGATAATACTCGACTTTCTGTTGATATAGATGATCTTAGATTAGCATTGGCTATGGGTCGTTATCAGGAAGCTCGGGCACAATATGGCTCACGATATACCGAATACCTTCGCTACCTCGGAGTTAAATCATCAGACGCCCGCCTTCAAATTCCAGAATACCTCGGCGGTGGTCGTCAAACTCTCCAATTCTCGGAAGTCCTTAGAACTGGAAATGTCGATGCAGACACAAGTAATATCGGGGAAATGAGCGGTCACGGCATCGGAGCCGGCCGCACAAAAAGATGGCGGCGTTATTTCGAGGAACACGGCATCGTTATGACTCTTATGAGTGCCGTACCTAAAACCATATACAACAACGCATTAAACAGGAAATGGTCGCGCGAGGATAAAGAAGACTATTTTCAGAAAGAATTACAATTCGTCGGAGACCAGGAAGTTCTAAACAAAGAGGTTATGCTCGACCATACCGCACCAGATTCGACATTTGGATACCAACAGCGTTATGATGAATATCGCACTCACCCCAGTGAAATAGCTGGTGAATTTCGTGATTCACTCGACCACTGGCACATGGCACGAATGTTTGCATCAGATGCGTCTCTTAATGCGTCCTTTACTGACTGTGTACCTACTACCAGAATCCAGGCAGACACAGCGGTAGATCCGCTTATTATAATGGCTAATCACTCAATTCAAGCAAGACGGATGCTCACAAAATATCCGCAAAAGAGGGTCATATGACAAAAATCTCACAAAACCTGGCAGATCACCTAAAAACAATCGGCAGTGCCGAATTAGATGAAAGAGGTCGTGAACTATTAAATCCGATTCCTCTCCAACCAACAGGCATACGGCCAAAAAGTAAATCACTTCGCGAGCAAATTATGCGAGTTGTTAAAACAGAATTATCCATTGAAGCTCACAAACAGGGCGAAGAAACCTTCGATGAAGCAAACGATTTTGATGAAACAACAGAGTTTGATCGTGATCCAGTAATGACTCCATACGAAGAAATGGATTCCCATTTAGAGCAAATAAATAAATCGCCAGAACCGCAAATTCCGGATTCAGAAGACCGTCGCGAAGCGTCGGCGGAAGAACCGGATCCGGCTCCGCCGGAAGAAAAAACGGAAGAGCCTATAACCCTTACTTGATATGTTATAGGCTAACTGACACCAAAAAGGGCGAAAATGAGCCGTAAAAAAAGAAAAAAACAAAAAAATCGCTTGAACGTCGATAACCTAAATTATCACCGAACGAAGTTGTCCAAGCGTCAAATATTCAGACGGCGAAAACGCCCTGAGGTGTCAAACAAAAGGAGGGAAATATACGATGACCAAAGAGAATTTAGACCGCCTGGAATGCAACCCCGAACACAATCTGGTAATTTTGTCCGATATACTTTACGTAATCCTCAAAAGCCTAACCATAAAACTGATGGTACAACACACAGAATTGGTTTCCGAAATCCTCAAAGAATACCCATTTGTCGCAGACGTGCTAAACGTCGTGAACAGCTATTTAGAATGGGAAAAGCTGGAGCCGGAAGAAAGGGCCCAAACTATAAACGATTTAATGAACACTCGAAAGTGAGGTGCTAAAAATGGGATTCTTCGGCGATATAGTTGATATATTTACAGGAGAACGAGACGCTGCACATGCTCAACAGGCAGCACGTCAAACGCAATCAAATTGGAACATTGATCGTGGGGACAGACTCGCTGCCGATCAGCGAAATAGAGAAATGGCGTACGAGTTCGCTAAGCACGGCGTTCAATGGAAAACAGCCGATGCCAGGGCAGCAGGAATAAGCCCGATTATAGCTATGGGCGGACAGACTCACGCTGGCCCTACATCTATGCCAGGAGGCTCAATACCCTACATATCATCAGCTAAAACCCCCAAATTAAGATCAGACGCCTTTTCGCTATCTGATCTCAGATTAAAAGAAGCTCAGATAAATCTTATCGAAGCTCAAACTAAAAACCTATTATCAGGTCAACCTCAGGTTAAAGAACAACCTGACAGACCCATATCAGGCTCACTCGGAGTTACATCAGGCCTCCATCAACAGTATAAAGTCGTGGGCGATGATTCATCAGGCTACAGACTCCAAAACCTTGAAACATCCGAATTCGAAGAAGACCCTATGGGATGGTTCCAAACTGCAGGAAGAAAACTCGGTCTTTACGGAAAAGGTATTATGTTCCCTGCGCTGTCAAAAAGACAGAAACGTATAGTAAGAGTTGCTCTACAGAAACAAAAGAAAATTATGGAAATGGTCGATCCCTTACCAAAAGGCCGGTCATTCAAATACGACAGAGGTACTGGAAAGTGGTTTAAAGCCAGATCTGATGGCAATCTATTCATGGATGAACAATACCGTAAACCTAAGAAGTATGCACCCCCACATAAGTCGAGACAAAAGGGTCTCAAAAAAAAGTACGATTACATTCACATTACACCTAAAAGGAGGCAAAAATGAGGTTTCGAAGACGTGGTTACAGACGAGGTAGGCGACGGCGATCCAGGCGAGGTCGTATCAGGCGAAAAAGCGGTTACAGAAATATCTATGTTCGTAGAATCGGTCGCAGGATGTGAAAATAAAATGAAAAGGAGATAATCTTGAATTGTCGAAATCCTTTCTATCTGAAGCGAGGTAACGGAAAGATTGAATATAAAAGAATTAAGTCTCTCTCTCCGGAACTTCGCCTTCAGTTTACACCATTCCCCTGTGGGAAATGTATAGAGTGCAGAATAACCAAAGCCAAACACTGGGCTACCAGAATCTTGTTGGAAAGCACTCAATATAAAGACAATACATTCACCACTCTAACCTATTCCGATGATGAAATACCTAAAGGTGGCAACCTTGACAAAACAGAGCCACAAAAATGGCTAAAACGCTTACGCAAGGTACTCGATCACCCTATACGTTATTTTATAGTCGGTGAATACGGCGAAGAAACATATCGCCCTCATTATCATGCAATATTATTTAATTATCCGTTCTATGATGAAGCAACAATAGAAGCAACATGGCAAAAAGGACACATTAGCAATGGTGAAGTTACTCCTCAATCTGCGCGTTACGTTACTGAATACTGTGTCAAAAAATGGACGTCTAATTCTTATGATCGTCCTGATCATCTTGACGCTGAGTTTATGCTCTCATCTCGTGGAAAGTCTATTAATGACAGTAAAGTATCTGGAGGAGTCGGGATATCTGCTATTAGAGAACTCGCTCAAAATCTTAGATGCAGTTACCAAGTAGAAGACGGTAAACCTTATGAGGGGCCTCCCATTCATCACGTACAATATCAGAACAAATGGTACCCGCTTGATAAGTATATGCGCTTAAAACTAAATACAGAATTATTTCAATCAGAAGAAAGAGCACAACAGCAGCTCTATCAATATCAAGAATTGTTGTTCGAAGCTCACTTGACAGAAGACAACATTTTCGCTAAAAATGAAATTGCTCGCCAAAACAGACAAAAATCAGACAAAAGACAACGAAAAGAACGTAAATTAAAGCCAGCCAGGACAGGAATATAAACCCTAAACAAAAAGGAAAGCTTATGAAAAGGAACAAATTCAATCTATCGCATTACAAATTGCTCACTGGATCCATGGGAACGCTTATACC